CGCATACAGATACTCTTAAACAAGACAAGAGAAGAGTATGCACGTAAGGATGATGTAAAAGAAGATATGCATAATCTTATGGATGCACTCAAAAGATTAGAAGATAAATTAGACAAGATATTAATGGGAAGTAGATAATGGCAATGTTTACAGGATTTAAACCGAGTGGTATGCAGAAGATAGCCAATAGACTTGGTTACAAAGGTGACATGGTAAACTTTGATAATTACCTAGAACAGAACCCTGACAAAAAAAGACAGATGGTTGTCTTTGAAGATGCTGCAAGAAGAATGGCAGAGGGTGGTTATGTTAGAATGGCAGAGGGGGGTATGCAACAGGGCATGACATCTGCACCTAACTATCAAGACTTTTTAAAATCTGATATATATAAACAACAAGTTATGGGTGGAGGTGATAACTTATTTGGTGTTCCTGCACCTGCAGTTATTGACCCTGTTATTGTAGGAGGAAAAACCTATACCTTTTCAAATCCTGTTATAGGAGGTGCATATAGAGATTATATGGAATCTATTGGTGCAGAAAGTTTTAAAAGAGCAGAACCTCAAGATGCAAATAGAATAGATTTTACTAAGGGTCCGGGAATCCCTTCACCTACTCCTGTAGACCCAAGAGATGCAGTAGCACCTGCACCTCAAACAACTGTTGCACAACAAATACCTGCAACCCAAGGAACAGATAGACAACAAGCCTACGTGCCTACTATGGGAGTTGGACAAGGGCAGATACCTGTGTTTGGCACAGAGGGTAGTCCAAAAGGTATACAAGATGCAACTGTAGTAAGAGCACAGACAGGTGCTTTACCTGTAGGTGCAGTCACACAACCTGAACTAACACCCTTTGAACAATCACAGTTAATTGACCCTAGAATAGGTATGGGTCAGGCTAATGTGATTAGTCAAACTGCTCAAGCAGGATTACAACAGGCAGGAGCAACAACAGGAACTGCTGCACAAGTAACACCTGTAGTGGCTCAAGAGTCAGTGCAAAATGCAGTAGCTAGTAATCAAGCTGCTCAAACAGATTTAAGTGATAATGCTCAGATACTCGCAGCACAAGCAACTGCAAGTAGTGTGGCTAATTTAGATGCTGCTCAAGGCAATGCAATACTTATGTCAGGTCCTGCTCAACGAGCTATTCGTGAAGGAGAGTTAGTTGATTCAGTTACTAACGCAGAAGTAGCAAAAACATTTACAGAACAAATAGATGCTGCGACTTCTACTGCAAGTGATCAGGCAACTGTAGCAGGACAACTAGCAAGTTTAACTGCTAACTTTGATGCAACTAATCCACCTGCATGGGCATCAGGTGCAATCAGAGGTGTACAGGCAGTAATGCAACAGAGAGGCTTGGGTGCATCTAGTATTGCAGGACAAGCACTCGTACAGGCTGCGATGGAGTCTGCACTACCTATAGCACAGGCAGATGCAAACACTGTAAGAACATTTGAATTACAAAACTTATCTAATAGACAACAACGTGCTATGTTAGCTGCTCAACAAAGAGCATCATTTATAGGTCAAGAGTTTGATCAGGCATTTCAAGCTAGGGTGCAGAATGCTGCTAAGATAAGTGATATAGCTAATAGAAACTTTACTGCAGAGCAACAAGTACAACTAGAAAATAGTAGGATAGCTAATACATTAAATCTACAAAACTTGTCAAATAGACAAGCTCTTGTATTAGCAGAAGCATCTGCACTTTCAGGTCTAGACACTAGTAACTTAACAAATAGACAACAGGCTGCAGTAGAAAATGCAAAGGCATTCCTACAAGTAGATATGGCAAACTTATCTAATGAGCAACAGTCAGGTATGTTTAATATGCAACAACTAACACAAAGTATATTAACAGATCAGGCTGCCCTAAATGCTGCCCAACAGTTTAATGCAACCTCACAAAACCAAGTAGATCAGTTCTTCGCTAACTTGAGAAGTCAGGTAGAACAGTTTAATGCTACACAATCAAATGCACAGGATCAGTTCAATGCAGGTGAAATGAATACACTTGCAAGATTTAATGCAGAGGTGATGAATGCAAGAGATCAGTTTAATGCACAAAATCAAATAGCTATCGCACAGAACAATGCAGTATGGAGAAGAGAGTTAGCCACTGCAGATACTGCTGCTATCAATCGTGCTAACGAACTAAATGCAAAAGCAGTTCTTGACATATCCAATGAAACATATGATGACTTATGGTCATTTTATGCAGACACTATGGAGTGGGCATGGAAGAGTGCAGAGAATGAGCAAGATAGAATCAATGCACTAGGTGTAGCTAACATTAGTAAAGAAGCACAACAATATACTGCAGAACAGACTAAGAAAGCTGCAGGATCAACTGCCATCGGTAGTATGCTAGGCACACTAGGTGCTGCAATTATTAGAGGACCTTTTGGATAATGATTACAAACCCTTCAGCAAATATTTATAATAAGTTTAATAACTTTAAAAAGTTTACTAGAGATATACAAAATCAAACAGAAACACCTACAACCAAAGGTTTACTGTCTAGAGATATGTCTATGAAAAAAAATATGCCTACTATGGAACAAAATGATCCATTTAATGATGCCATGAATTTTTTTGAAGCTATACAAAATGAGAGATTAAATGGTAAAGAAGAAATAGAAACATGAGATACGGAAACAGAGACGAACCTATATTTGAAGCACCCATTCCGGGCATGGCAATGACCCACGAGGTAGGTGCTAGACCTTGGCAAACACCACCACAATACCCAACTGTTAGTCAAGCTGCACAATATTATGTAACAAGTATGCAGGATGAGGCTTTTGTAGAACAAGCTATCAACTTGATGGAAACAGGTATGCCTATTACATTAATGGCAAACAATATACAATTAGCAACTGTGTTACAAGGTAAACACACTATCGATGTAGGTATGTTACTTATACCTGTAATCATGGAAATGCTTATGTTGATTGGCGACAGAGCAGGTATAGAATATACCACAGGTATGGAAAGAGATAAGGATATAGAGATAAATGACTCTGCATCTGAAGCAGCATTTGCTAAGTTCCAAAAAGAATTAAGTGAAGATAAACCACAAGAAGAAAAAGTTGTAGAAGAAGATAAACAGGAAGAAGAGCCTATGGGTTTAATGGCTAGGAGAGATTAATGGCAGAAAAAGAAGTATCATTTTTAACTGATAAAAGTGTTGGTGGTAGATTTAAAAGAGCACTTGCAGTTGCCTTGCCTTCTATTGCATTAGCTAGAAAAGATCCATATCTAGTAAAAGAACTGTATGATAAAGAAGCAGAATTTGGTAAACTAGATAGACAAGATGCTAATGATCTAATTAAAACAACTGCATCTAGTATAACAGATTTAATAACTAAAAATAAAGCAACAAGAAAAAATAGAGTAAATAGCAATCTTGAATCACTAACTGCATTGAAGGGTAAGTTTCCTGAATTAGAAAATGCAGATATAGCTTTAATACAACAGAGAGGGTTAGGTGGTACTTTAGAAAAGATAAAAACTAAATTTAATTTAGACGATTTAAATGGCATAGTAACTATGTTAAAAGAAAATACAGATCTTACTGCAGAAACTCCTACATCTAAAGTGCCTAACATGACATTAAGTGAACTTGCAGAAGCTCTAGCAATCCCTGCAAAAAATATAGATTTACAAATGAAACAAATTCGTTCTCAACCTGCATCAGGACCTATAACCTCTTTTGTATCAGGTGAAATGTTTAGTGATGAAAAAGGTGTAGATTTAACACCAAGAATACAAAACATAGTAAAATCTACAGATGTTAGTCAGGCAGTTGATACTGCAAAAGAAAAAGAACTTAAGGCATACTTTGATACTAAAAAAGATATATTTACAGAGGCAGGTAAAGAAGCTAAAAGAATAGCATCTCTTGGAGCTAAAGAAGACATAGGTGAAGAAAAAATGGCAAAAGTAGCAGAGGCTGCCGTAGCTAAGAGATTAGGATTATCAGTTAGTATTAGCACTCAAGGTGATGTTATCTATGCACAAGATGCTAAAAAATATGAAAAGGTAGTACCAAGAATAGCTCAAATAATAAAACAGAAAGCATTGTCACTAAAAATAGAAGGTCCTAAATTAGATGATCCTAGATTCTATACAAATCAAAGTGCCATAGATCAAGTTATCAATGAAAACTTTAAAGTTGAAGGAGATGTGGCAGAAGGAAAAGGTAAAGATAGACCTCAAGGATTTATATTAAAATCACTACAAGATGTAGGTCTTGAGAAAATATCTGAAAATACAGGTCCTGTTAAAAAAAATAAGAAAGACACTACAGTAGAACCTCTTAGGGGAAGACAAATAAATAAGATGTATAAAGATGAAGTAAAAAATATTAAAGATGCTTATGATAAATTATTAATAGAAATCAACAAAGAAAAAAGACAATCGGTCAAGCAAAGTAGACGTAATGCTGCAAAACAGAAATACCTTCAAGACTTATCAGATGCAAAATCTAAGTATAGACAAATGTTTTTAGATAACAACCTCAAACCCTCAGATTATGGACTCTAAGGAGTTTTAAATGTTACAAGATAATCAAATTAGGGATTACAATAGATTAACTCCTGAAGAACAAAAGAAAGAAAAGCTAACTAAAGATGACGATTTTTTAGATGATGCTTATGACTTTCTAGTGCAGAGAGAGGGGTACAAAGATTCAGAGTTAGATACCCCTGAAAAAATATATGATCAATTCCTAGAGCATTTCAGATATCAAAATGTAAATGAAGTCACTGCTATACGTGACTTAGAGTATGCTCAAAATTCCAACCTTCAAGAAAAAATAAAGTTTGCAAATCTAATACAACTATATGAAAATATGGAAGGTGATAGTTTTAATATTGAAACTATTAAAGATTATGCAGGTGGTATACTTACTGCTCCTTCAACATATGCAGGTTTATTTACTGCAGGTGCAGGTAAACTTGCATCAACAGGAGCTAATCAATTAACTAAGCTAGGCATACGTAAGTTATTAAATCAAGAAATAGCTAAGAGTGCTGCTAAAGGTGCTGCAGTAGAAGGCACAATAGGTGCAGTACAAGGTGGTGCTCAAGAGTTAACTAAAGTAGAAACAACATTAACAGATGAGGTTGATGCAGGTAGAATTGCAACACAAGCAGGTATACAGGCTACATTTGGTGGATTGTTTAATGCAGGTGCAGGATACTATCAAACTAAAAAGGCTATTGATGCCAACATATTATTATCAGAAGCAGAGAAGGCATCTAAAGTTGTAGCAGATGCTGCTAATAAAAAATCAAAAGACTTTTTAAAAAGTGTAAGAGCAGATGAAGATATAGATTTTTTAAATGATGCCTTGAATGAATTAATACCTGATACATATGAAATGACTAAGGCAGGTTTAAAAAGAATTATAAAGAAAAAACCTGTAAAGAAAAGACCACTTGATCCTGATAAAGTTAAGATGGGTAGATCACTAGCTCAAGAAAAAGGTGTAGACAATTTAGATATTGATTTCTATGAAAATTTATCTGCTGCTGCAATCAAAGTAAAGAATAGAATAAAAAGTAATTTAACTAAAGGTGATAGAATCACTGAAGGATTAGCAAGAGCAATAGGAAAAGGTGACTTAAAGTTTGATGAACTTAGCACAATATTAAAAGAACATAACTTAACATACGATCAATTCTCTCTAATATATTTAGCAGACATATCAGATGCAGGTAGAAAATTAGGCTATCATGGCTTTTTAAAAAAACAAATAGATCCTGAAGTATCTAAAGAAAAGGTAAATTCACTATTAAATAGTATAGTTGAGTTAGAGCAAAGAGGATTGACTAAAGTAACTAAAGGTCAAGCCAAAGAAGTAATAGAGAATAAAAGAAAACTAGGATTACTTAAAGACTTAGATAAATTAAGACTAGGTTTAATGACATCACAACCTGCTACTACCATGCGTAACAATGCCAATGCTTTGTTTAGAGTTGTGGTTGATGTAGGAACACGTGGCATATATAATTTACTTAACAAAAAAAATCCTATGGACTCTTTAGATGTGGTTAAATATATGTTAAATCCATATGAGGCTCAAGTGGTTAGAAAGTTATTTGAAAACACAATGCCTGATAGTGCCTCTGTGTTATTCAGAGATGCTGCAGATTTATCTGCTCAAGCAGGAGAGGGTGCATTAGCTAAGATAGGAACTAGTGCAAACTTTTTAAATACTATGTCTGATAATTTTTTTAAACAGGCAATGTTTACTGCATCACTTAGAAGAAGATTAGCAGATGATGGTAAAGATTTAATTCAACTTATTAAAGATGGTAAGTTTAATACTATAAGTAAAGAAACTTTAGAAGGTTCTATGCAAGATGCACTAGAGTTTGTTTACCAACAATCATTTAAAGGTGATGGATTTTTTAGCAAAGTTGCTAAAGTAACTATTGATGCACATAGAAATGTACCTTTCGTGATATCATCAGTGTTGCCTTTCCCAAGATTCGTAGCAAATCAAATGAAGTTCTTATATGAACACACACCTTTATTAGGACTGATGAACTTAGAGGGGATTGGAACTAAACAAGGATATTTAAAATCAATAGCTAGTAAAAATGCAGACGATTACAGAAAAATGGCTGCAAAACAATTCATGGGTCTTATGATGCTAACAACTGCATACAACTGGCGAAAAGAACAGATGGATGATGATGGTAGAATAGGCACATATTGGTATGAGTTCAAAGATGAAACAGGTAAAATAGTAGACGGAAGACCTACATACGGACCTTTTGCTCCTTATCTTTTGGCAGCAGATGTTATGTTAAGATATAATAAATCTAGTGAAGAGGGTAAAGATGTAAAGTTAGATGACACTTTCTTATTTAACCCTGCAGGACTATTCATAGATATAATGGATAGAAAAGATGCATCAGGTAAAAGATTATCAGAAGTGTTTACAAGTCCTAGACAATATATGCAAGATTCATTACAGGCATTGTTTGGTTCTTCTTTCAGAGCAGGTTATGGTATTTATGCTATAGATAAATTGTTTGATGACTTCACTGCAGAGGGTAATTTTATAGGAGAAAAAGGTTCTAAAATATTTGGAGAGTTTGTAGCTAATTTAGTTAATACTTATACCATACCATTGTCAGTGGTAAAAGATGTGTACAGTCAGTTTGATAAATTTGCTAGATATGTTCCTGAAACTAGACCCGGTGGTGAAATAGATTTCTTTAAAATTATATATAATAGAGGCACTCGTGCTATGCCTGACTTTGGTCCTAACACTGCACTAGGTAGATACTTTGGTGCAAAAGAATATGATCTTCCTCTAGTTAATCCGTTTAGATCAGGTGAAGTTATAGCTATAAATCCTTTAGAAAAACAACTAACAGGATTTACTAGATTACCTAAGTTAAATTTATTAGAAAAAGAAATGCGTAATTTAAATCTACAATACTATGATTTATATAGAAGAGATCCAAACGATTTAGTAGATAGACTCATAAGAGAAGAGTTAAGTGGTAATGTTAAAGATGTAAATCTAAATGAAAGGTTGGCAGATGTTATACTTAGGGATGAATCATATTTAAGTCTTAAATCAAATGCAGAAAAAAGAAATTATTTAAAAAGATATGCAAAAAGAAATATATTTAGCAGTCCTGATCCTGATGTTCCCGGAGCAAGAGAGGCTGCCTTACTTAAATTAGATAATTTAGCAAAAGATTTTGATTTGCCTTATAGTGAAAACGACATAAGAAATTATAGAAAACTACCTAGGGAAGAAAGAGCTGCTATCGATGCAGAGTTTAGGAACATATTAAAGACTGATGAATATTATATACTTGGTGAATCAGATGCAGATAATAATTTAATAGATAACTTTTCAATTTTAAATACTAGAGATTTAACTTTAGTAAATGCAGACACTGACGATAGAGTAAATGTATTACAGTGGGCATTAAGTAGAGCAGGTGTAGCTGAAACACTTAGAGAAAAAGGCATAATGTCTAAAAGAAAGAGAAAGCTATGAGGGGATTTGAACTAGGACTTGAAACTGATAGAATGTTTGCAGAGGCAGAACGTAAACGAGAAGAACGTGAAGCAGGTATAACAGACATACAAAGACAGGCTCAAGGTGTAGAACCTATAACCATAAAAGATGTGAGAGACTTTGCTTTAGCAACTGCACCTATAACAGGTGATGTGATTGCATTTAAAGATGCACCTGAAGATTACACACGTGCCTATGAATTACTACAGGCAGGTTATGGTGAAAGAGATTTAATTAAGATGGGTCTTGGTGGTGCATTTACAGGGTTAATAACAATGGGGTTGATTCCCGGATTAGGTTTTGTATCTAGAATAGGTAAGAATATGCTACGTCAAATGGCTATAGATGCATTTAAAAGAGGTGACAGGAAGACAGGCACTGATATACTTGTAAATACAAGTGATTATGTAAAGAAAGAATTAGGTGATAAGTTTAATAAAAATATATCAACAAAACGACAGAGCCAAATAAAAGAAATAAAGAGTAATTTTAAAAAGAAAGAGCATAAGAAACGTATTAAGATGCTTGACAAACCTAGAAAAGAGATATTATATCATGGCACTGCTATGGGTCAGTTTACTGCATCACCAAAACTAGGCACATATATAGACAGAGATCATCAAGCAAATGAATTAGCAAGAACATTCATGGACAACTCAAAAATATTTACAGAGATAGTAGATGCTAACGATGGTAATCCCATCATAGATATAGCTACTTATGGTATGAAGGTAGGTAAAGATGTAGATGAGATAGATAAATATGCAGGTGCTAAAATACAATTTCCTGTATTAGCAAATGCAAGTAAGGATTCTAATGTACCCCCTACTCCTAAAGTTTATAATGACACAATATCTTTAGAAACTAATGCAGAGGCAGGTGAAGTATATTTAAAAGGAACACCATCTGCTATTAATAATTATGAGGGTGAGACATATGGTGTAGTTAAGTTACTTGATAATAATAAAGTAGATCTTAGAGATATAGAGGCAGAACTAACAAAGAGAAATAGACAAGATTTAACAGAGGTAGTGGAACTTGATAAAACATTTATTGATGATATAACAAGACGTGGTTTTGATAGATATGAAGATAGCACAGGAAAATTAACAGATAAAACATATCTAGGTTTAGCCACTAGAAAAACACCTATTCACGCAGAACTAGGAACACCTGCATTATCAATGTCACTTGATCCTGTTACATCTGTAAAACCTGCTTTTACAACTCCGGGTGGAAGTGAGGTAGGTGATATGGCAATGGGAACAGATGAAATGGGTAGAACTGTAGAGAATTTATTATTTACAGAATTACCTTATGGTAAATTTAAAAGTATGACACCTGATGATTATAACAAGATTGTCAATTTATATTCACGTGATAAAGATCTTAGAGAGGGATTGTTTAATAAATATAGAGATGTTATGACAGATGACACTCTAGGTATAAAGCTACCTAAGTCTGCACATACAGAGGCAGAGGTAGCGTTTACTAGACCTGATTTTCTCACTAAACCAAAGAAAGTCGTAGATGATCCAAAGATGTTAGCTATGGTTGAAAAAGCAAACGAGGCATTTGACAAACACAAAAAACTAGAACTATCTATAGGTAGTGTTAATAACAGAGCCTTAATTGGAGATCCTGTAAATCAAAAGAAAGGTTATGATTTAGTTAAAGATTATTTTAATAGTGCTCTTGAACTAGCCAAGTTTACAAGAACTGCAGGAGCGAGAGGTGGCTACGATGAGATCATAGATGAATTAGCAATATCTCCAAATCTAGCTGGACTTGTTGAAGGTCTAGGTATCGTATTACCAAAAGGAGAAAAGAAAAATAATATGACAGTATTAAATGCTTTATTAGAGAGACCTAGTAGAGGTGTAATGCAAACTGCTCCAAAAAGATTAAAGGGATATCAAGATAGAGAAGCACCTAAAGATTTTAGTGCAAAGAAGTTTATTAATGAGTTGCAATCTACACTACGTGAAACAAAAGGTAACATATTAGATTATAAACTTGCAACAGAAGAAAAGATATTATCTTTGTCACCACGACAATACAAAGAAGTCATCATGGAAATAACACCTAAGTTAAATCGTGGTGGATTGATGGCTAGGTAAACACAGACCTCAACACACCCATAGCCAAGGCAGCACAGGCTACGACATTAACAGTGAGTAGTGCTCTATCATGCCATATGTAAGCCATACCTGCTAGTAATCCTGTGCCTATACACGAGGCTACCAAATCGTAGAAAGGCAGAACACCTGCCGATCTACAGATAATCCCTGACATAATTAACATAGAGCCTGTCCATTTAAGATACCATGACAAGTCATGAGTTGGTGTTATTTTTTGCATCTATTTCTTTTAACCTTCTAAGTATAGTCTCTAAATTTTTTATTATGTCAGGTAGTTCATGAGTAGGTTTTATCCTACTCTGCATGAACCTCTTGGCTTCTTCTTCTAGCTTCTTCACGTTTGACTCTTTCTAAGTTTTTAAAGTATGCAAAGTCATATCCTCTTTGCCATTCCCTATGTTGCATAGTGTTTGGATTGTAAGGACTAACTGTAGCAATAATCTTTGCATCTTTACTGCGAACAGTCTGTATGTATTGTTTACCCTTGAATGCATTCAGTCCACGTTCAAACTGAATACGTAAGGGTGCATCATACTTACTTAGATTTGGATTCCTTTTTTTCTTCTGTCTCATTAGATTGTCTCCTTTCTAAATATTTCATTATCATTGATAGTCTATCATCATACTTACCAATCTCTGCCACCTCTTTGTCCATAGCCTCTATGATATCAGAATGTTCTCCAATACCTGTAGACCTACTTAAATAGATTTCAACATTGGCAATGTGTTTATTTATATGTCCTACGTAATAGGACTTCAAAGCTGATAGTAACATCTCTCTCATATTTATCTCCCTTCTATATCTACAACTTCACATACACCTGCAGTACAGGCTAGTTCTTTACTACCACTAGTAGTATCTTCTTTTTCAAAGTCCTGTAACTTACTCCAATCTATAGCACGTGGCATGGCTTTTGTCAAGTCATTATATTTATCTTCATCTATATCTTGATAAGGTGCTTGTGCATACGTGTGGTCACTGAAAGGTAAAAAGGATATACCTGATACCTCATCAAAGTTATCATACACCCATGCACCAACTCTCATCCACTCGTGCTCTTTGACAGATATAGTTACAGATGGTTTATGCTCACACCAATGTCTCTGAAAGATTAACCAATAGTCTAACTGTTCTATGGCAGTCATCTCAGTTCTTGTGATAGCACCTGTTGGTGACTTCATAGGAAAGCTAAACACAGAGACACTATCAGGTTTCATAACATCAGGCTCTGCAGGAATACCTGCCTCTATCATAAACTGTGTGAGTGGATCTTTATTATCACCACGTACAGTTCTAATATAAAAAGGATTGTGTCTTGCATGAATACCTGAAGCACTATCCACTAACTGACTAACTGTGCCACTAGGTTTTACACAAGTGATAGCAGTTGACTGTGGTATACCTAAATCTTCTGCAATCTTTTTATTTGTTTCCACTGCAACTTTTTTTAATATTTCTAGATTAGATTCTAAATTAGCATTGTCAGGGGATAGTACAGGACAGTCAAGTATACCTGTCAAAGATACACCTAATAATCTTTCTTCTTCTGTATTATCTTTCCATACTTTACGTAAGTATTTGAAGTCAGTAAGTGTAGATTGAAATGTACCCAAGATAGTAGCCATACATACTTTATCTTTTAGGGATAACATATCATCTGTTTCACGTGCAACAACTTCAGTTAGATTACAGAACTGATATGGTCTTAATATAATCTCTGAACAAGGATTACAACCAAACTGATAGTTAGCATCTCGTCTACCATTCTCTAGTGCTTTTACTTTAGCAGACTGACGATTAAATATACCACGTTCTCCTGACTTAGATTCATATAGTGCAGTCCACTCTCTCATGAATGTACCCATCTCAGGCTTACCTTTAAATGCAACAGAGTTGTTAGCCAATGCTCGTTGTCCTTCATTCTCCCACCACTGACCTGACTTAGCATGACGCATTTGATCATCACCTAAATTAGACAGAGAGATAAGTGCAGATCTACGTACACCACCTACAACTACAACCTCACCTACCTTACACATAATATCGTGACATTCAACAGGATACAGTCTTCTACCTTTTGCATTTTTAAATATGTCAATACAAAACTTAAACAAATCTTCTAAGGGTGCAGGACCTGATGCTCTACCACCAAACGTTTTTAATCTAGCTCCTGCAGGTCGTACCTCTGATACATCCCATTTAGGTATCTGACCTACATATAACATAGCTATCATTTCTCTAAATGCTTTTGCCCATCCGGGTCTGCTATCTGCAACAGTTATTACTGTGCTACTTTCTTCAAAATGTTCATTAACAATAGGTAACTTATCTACATTTTCTCTTTCTACAGAAAACCCTACACCTGTACCACACATAAGTATGTACATACACTCATCAAAACTACGTGGACTATCTACAGGTATATAACTACAGTTGTATCCTGCAACATGACATCTATCTAAGGCTACACCTGCAGTCATCAAGGCTCTCATACTAGGCATAACACCTAGAGATGTAATAGAGTTATTTAATTTTTCTCTCAGAGCTTTAGTTATTTCATATCCATGCTTAGTCTTCAGATGATTTGACATATAGTCAAAATATCTTTCTACAGTTTCAATCCACGTTTCTCTACGTTGCTCATCATCTTTCCATCTTGCATACCTAGACAAGGCAATAAAGTTTTGATAGTCTGTTGGTAGGTAATTATTAATCATTTCACTCCTCACTTATTGTTTTCATATGTCGTATCTGCACACCCTCTAAGTCATGCAAAGTATCCTTAATATAATCCTGTATTTCTTCTCCTACATTACCATCTGCAGGAACAGGATATTCTTCAGGGTCTATCTGCAGTGTAATATTTAGTTTAACTTTCAGATACATCTACTGCCTCTATTAGTTTAGACAAATACCATTCTGCTTTCTTTAAATCTTCTACACCATTCTTGTATCTATATCTCCATAGATATTTCATAATGTTACCTTGTAGATAAAACTCAAAGCCATCACCTGTCATAGCCTGAATAGCATCAATAGTTTCTATACCTGCTTTGTTGTAGTGTGGTGGATGATTAACCATATCCATAGTTTGTTTATGATCTGATTGTTCTTGTGCTTGTTTTTTTACACCTGATAAATATTTCACTTTTTGCTCCTTTGATTTTTCTTCTAGTTCTTTAAATTTCTTTTTCATATACTCCAAATGTCTCATTTGTCATCCTTAAAATTAACGTGTATTACATTATCATGTTTTTTTAAACTTTCAGTTAGCAGATATTCAATGGGCATAAAACTTTCTGCCAATCTTTCTGCCTCACGTTCTACCTTTTTATCATCTAACATTAAAGGGAAAAGAGCACAAAATCTTCTTGCTAATTTTAAAAAATCTATTTGATCTTCTCTGCTAAGAGTCATTTGATTAGTGGATACTAATCCTATAGACACATCTCCTGTCCATTTATTTTTTTCTACAATAGGTTTTAACACTACACTAACATCATTTTTATCCATAACTATTTTATTCTCCTTATCTTTCTCCCTGAAAACTTTATAAATTTAGGGTAGTTGTGTTTACCTTTTTCTTTCAACCAATCTTCAGGAATGATCCTATCATAATAACGGAATCCATACTTGATACACCACTCACCATAACTTGACTTTGCTCCCTTTCTTAATTTGTTTCTACTATTTTCAAACACAAATCTAATATCTAAATGAGGATGTTGTTTCTGTATGGCTAGATGTTTACGTCTATCTGATGCTAAAAACCTACCTTTTGTTTCTATAATTATACCATTGTTAAGTATAAAGTCAGGGGTATAGGTACGATAAGATAAATCTTCCCATTCTATCTTAATAGTTTCATAAGTAAACTTGCACTTATTCTCTTTCAAGTAGATAGAAATCTTATGTTCTAATCCACTCCTATACCCATGCTTCAAAGCGTTACGATATGCTCTATGTGGTGACACTAGAGTAATCTTCTCCAACCTGTAAAAGGATTGAACTCATATGAGTCATGAGAATATGAAACACCAAGAGCTTTCATCTCTTCTTTTACTGCCTCGTCTGCTAACTTCTTAGCTTCCATAGCATCTCTCAAACCTTTGGTTCTCATATCACGAAGAGTTTTCTTTGCCTCAGTCAACTCTTTCTCCATAGTTTCAATGTCCTTTTGCAAGTCTTCTATCTTCTTTGCATCCGTACTCACTATTTTATACTCCATATTTTTTTAGCTTGTTCTATCATCTCCCCTGACCACATCCAAGAATCTAGGTTGGGGTGAACTAACGAAGCTAACTCATGTCTATCATCACTTATAGACAAAAACTTTTGTATACTAAATGCAACTTTTTTTAGTTGATCTTTATACTGTGATAAGTCTGTCAATGTAAATGTCTTACATTCTTTTGGTGTAGCAAAGAATAAATCTACACTACTATCAGGGTATGCCATAGAATATAAAGCCATCTGTCTTTTCTGTGCCTCTGTAGGTTTAGAGGGCATTCGTGTAGAAGTTTTTAAATCTACAATCTTGTCAGTAAATCTGAAGTCAATATATCCCATGACAGGTACAGGTAAATCATCAAACTGAACTTCAACCTTTTCTTGATAAGCTACAAGATTTTTATGGTTAAAGTTTTCATCAATGACTTTACCAAAGTCTTTTAATATTTTCCTTTCTTTTATTGTTTTAGTATCTCCCAAATCTATCTGAGATTCTGCACACAAGGACATGAACTTTACATCTAAAAGATTAAAGTCAAACACACCCTTCTCATACTTGTTGGCTAGTGCAAACTCTTCTGCAATACCCCTTACTGCACTAGCACCACTAGAAGATTTAACACCATACAGGTATCGTGTTATCCACATAGGTATATCACTTATGTAGGTGTTAATACTACTAGGTGACAGATAGTTAATGTTATGTACCTTAAAAGGGTTATTACTTTTCATTAGGCTACATCTTGATTATCTATCTGTACAAATTGATCCACAGTATTTTCATCTTCAGTTGACATAGTTGAGTTTACTTTTTCATCCCACATATTCATTATATAAGTATTGTAATTCTCAATCCAAGATACAAAGTCAGTAAAAGTTGTTTGATCTTTGTCACTTAAAGTGATAGTGTTAGTAGTATCTAACATAACTTTAGGAACATAGAACTTATCTCCACTAGGCAAAGCTCTAGGATCACCCAATGCAGTTATGTTATGTTGCACAGGTAACTTTCTCATAGTAGAAAGTGTAGCAAAAGGTTTTCCTACAATCTTAAATGCCTCACGATTATCTATTTCCCAAATAAAAGGAAGATCTTTTACCTCTGTGAGTTTACCTTCAGTTTCAGTCTTCACATCTTTCATAGTTATTAATCCAAATAAAACTCTAACTCTTTTTATTTGCTTTATTAAGTTCTGCATATCTGCAGGTAAAGATGCAAAGTCTTTTATATAACCACTAGGTTTACCACAATTAAATGTACCTTGATTATCTTTCAGGTCAATATTTAAATTATCTGCCATGATAGTTTTATGAAAGATACCTAATGGTTCACCCTGTTTTGCATTAGTATTCTTTACAAATCTTTTGTACATAAACCTTTGCATGAATGGTCTGATAGTAACTTCTTTAGCATAGTAAGCAGTATCATCAGGCACATCTAACTTATAAGAACCTGCCTTTATCTTTACTACTTCTTCTATCTCATCACCTACTTCTTTCTCACCCATAATATTTTTATGTTGTAGTTTTAGTCTAGCTAAATTACTACTCTTACTGTCAGAAGATTCTCCTGCTAAACCCATAGCTTTAGCCATAACAGAATAATTCTCTGTATTTATTGTAACAATTTCATTCATATTTTTACCTTCCTTTCTTTAAAGATTGTTTGTTATATCACATAATATCATTTGTGTCAAGCCAATTATTACCTATTTTCATATCTAATTTTAGAGGCACATTGAAATCAATCTGAAACTGTTTATCTATAATACTTTTCATATTAGTATTAATAGATTTTAGTATAAACGTAACCCTCTGTTTCTCTTCAGGGTGTACATCTATCACAATAGAATCATGAACTGTGTTTACAATGCATGACTTCAACTGACTTAACTGTTTCTCTATCTCCATCAAAACCACAGGCACGATGTCTGCAGTAGCAAAACTTTGTACAGGATAGTTCTTTATCTGTGTGAAGTGAGACACTTTACCATTGGCATACCTCTGCATATTCTTAAATGCAAATTCTCTACCTGATGGTGTCTTTATCATGCTTGTATTCATAGCCTCTTGAGCCAATCTGGTGTGCCATAAGTTGATTTCTTTGTACTTTTCTGTGAAGTGCTTGTAGTATGTTGCTTGTGCAGACGATCTGCCAAAGCCTGTTGCTCCGTAGAGTGGTGCAAACGTGTGTGCCTTCGCCTCTTGACGAGTAGTAGGCTCACCTGCATCACTAATAACACGAGCAGTATAACTATGCACATCAAATCCATCTTCTATCTCCTTCATTGCTACTTTATCTTGTGACAAAAATGCTGCAGTTCTAAATTCTAACTGTGCAAAGTCTGCCTCTAATATCTCTCCACCTTCCCAACGTGATACAAATACTTTCTTCACAGGGAATGTACCACCTCTAGGCATATTCTGCATATTAGGATCTGCTCCACTAAATCTACCTGTAGATGTTCTGTGTTGTAGTAATCTCACGTGTAACATACCATCAGGTTTTACATATGTTTCTATACCCTCAACAAATGAGGACAAGTATGTATCTAGTGCAGACAATCTTTGTATATCTTGTAGAAAAGATTTTGCATCTGTCATGTGTCTATCCTTGGCTACATTCTGTAGTAGTTCTAGATTATGTTTGTTTACACTAAAACCATTTGCACTTATCCACTTCTGATTAGGTGCAGAAAACTTTAATCCTGCAATCTCTTTTGTAGGTATGAACTTATATCCATTCCCATCACAGATAGGACATACACTAGGCTTGGCATATGGACTACCATCTTTCTTTATCTTCCTGATATATCCTGTGCCTTTACAATAGCCACACTGTTCTGCTTTTGTTTTATATACCACACTAGAATTGTATGCTACATTATTTTTAAATTGTTTTTCATTCATGTTAGGATGAAAGTAATTACCCCACGTAGCCTTGTCCTTAATCTTTCTACTATAAATGACCCAAGACATTTGTTCAGGACTGTTGAGATTGATAGGTGTATCACCCATAAGTTCTCTTACCTGTGCAGTCAAACGTTCTTCTATATCTTTCTTCTCTTGCTCAAACTCTTGTTTAACTTCTAATAGTTTATCCTGATCTACCTTAAACCCATTCTTATATATCTTAGCAAGAGATACACAAACTTTGTTTGTAAGTATTACAGATTCCATAAGTCCTGCATACTCTGTGCTATTTAGTTTCTTGTACTGTGCATCACATAGTTGTTGTGTTGCGTGTAAATCTGCAGATAAATACTGACTTAGCTCATCTCTAGGTATCTCATCTGTAGCATAACCTTTGGCAAAGTATTGTTTCAGAGTATCTTCCTTCTTTGTTTCAAGGTCATATCTTTCTGCACAATCTTTTAAATGTAATGGTTCTTTCAATCCTCTCTGTAATATATACTCTGATAACATAGTACAGTAGACAGGACCATCATATTTAAATCCTGATTCCCATAGCCACATCAAGTCATAGGCTATGTTATGTCCTATAAGTATGGTTGCCTGATCTAGTAACTTTTGTATCTCAACATGAGGTGTACCATCTCTGTCCATATTGTATAAGTATTCGTTGCCCTGATCAGTGAGACAACCCACCATAACTAACTTATTGTCAGGCTCAAATGGATCAAGGTGCATCTTACCATCTCTCTTGGTAACTGTATTCTCTACGTCAAGTGTTAGTTTCATTTGTTTTGCTCCTTCAATATATAATTATCTATGAAATGTTGTAGGTCAGACTTGTGCCTATACCATTTATTCTTGTGTAGTATTCTCCAATTATCATTACGTAGTGTAACTACAAACTTATCATTAATTAAAACAGTACCACCTTCATAGTCTTGTACTTCCAAATCTGCCTCTATAAGTTTTATTAACTTACGTAATCTCTTTGCTTCTCGTGCATATGGATTTGAGTATTGTAACTTGTGATAATTATCCAAGTCACATTGTTTAGCCTTTTTCTCTTCTTGTTTTAAATCCTCTTTTAGTTCAGGTATATCTTCTTTACTATAAAGACTTTCTGCCTTCTCAAGTTTTGCTCTGTGTGCATCCAAGTATCTCATAGCATGAGCTAGTCTTGTTGTCTCATCAGAGAATGCACCTAGTCCTGTGTTACAATGATGACATATCCAACCTCTAAAAGTATTTGTTTCATGACAATGATCCAACACCCATGTCTTCATTCTTATCTGTCCATACTTAGATAATTCTTCCAAGTCTCTGTCACAGATAGGGCAACAGTAATCCTCACTAGGATACTCATTCTCCTTACGTAACTTTTTAATTATAGCCTTGTGTCCATTCTTACATGACTTACAAGTTCTTTTTATTTCACCTGACTTCATAGCAATAAACTGTGTTACAGGTTGTTCTATATCACACTTGATGCACGTTATGTACTTTGTCATGCCTGATACCTCGCTAACTTATAATCTAGGTCACAGATAATTTTACCATGCCAACCTGTAATTTTATTCTTGACAATGTTAAGATGACGTACACTATCCTCTCCATCTTTACCTTCAACAGGTGGGTTCTTGGCTATCAATATCATAACATCTGCCTCTGCTGCTTTACCTGTACGACTGCCTTCCATCATAGATTGGTTCAGTAATACTTTACCCTCTGCCTCTGCACTTAACTGTGACATATAAAAGACTGCACAGTTATATGCCTTACCTATCTGTCTAGCATGGATAGCATTAGCCTTCAATGCCTCATCCTGTCTAGCAAATCCCTGTGTGATTGCAAACTTGTCTCCCATATCAAGGACAAGCACATCAGGTTTGTATGCCTTGCAGATACTCTCAACCCAATTCATGTCCTTACTTGTGGCATCTTTGATGGATACATTCTTCTCCACCTTCTTCCACAACTCATGTGCCTGACTAGGTTTGTCACGTATCTCGTGCATATTCATGCCCACTGCTGCAGTTAGATATCTTGCACCAACTCGTACTGCCTTCTCCTCATTACACAACACCACACACCTAGCACCTTGATGTGCAAAGCCTGTAGGGGAAGCGATTAGAGAGGCATGGAAGCTAGTTTTACCTGTGTTAGGTCTAGCACCTACCTCAATCAAGTGACCTTCATTGACACCCTCTAATTGATGCACCAATGATGGTATATTAAATGACCATCTAGTCTCTAGGTCGTTGCTCTTAATAAGATTCTCAATACTAAGGTCTTCCCAATCCACATTTAGATTAGGAATAAAGTCATCACCATAGGAATCAAGTATATTTCTAAGAGGTTCAAGTGTGGATTGAGTACCATTGACATAGTTAAAACCAATGTTAGCAATATCTTCGCCCACGATTTGTTGAAATAATTTTGAAAGCACTTCTTGTGCAATGTCTTTTCCAAGTTCAGTCTCCTTCTTCAATGTAAGAAACATTGATTCGTATGCCTGTTTCTGTGCAGTAGTCAAGCTAGGATTAGATGATAGAAACAATGCCTGTATCTCATCTGTAGTAACTGTCCTACCATACTGTAACATAGCTTTATCTATGGTTGCTTTGATCTTTCTAACTTCTTTACTGAACAATCTATCAGGACACTTAGCACCCTTGTGATCTTCATAGAAATCTTTATTCATCAAAGTTTTAATTAACGATAGTTCCATTTAATAACTCCTTTAGTTTAGTTAAATCATTCTCTCTTCTATATTTTAAATCGTCTTCTAACTTTAACACTAAGACTTCGTTAACATAACTCCTAAGTTCTTTCATAATACTGAAAGACTTGTAACTAGCATCAGGGTCTAAAGCAATGATGACTGTTGAGAATTGTTGTAAATGCTCTCTGTGTTGTTGTGATAAAGATGTTCCTAACAAAGCAACCCCAACACACCCTTCACTATCAAGCACAGATGCACTCACACAATCCTCAACAACCACTGCAACGTTACCTGTTCCAATAGAAAAAGGTACGTTACTATTCCCATATCGTTTCCATTTAGGATTTGTAAATTTACTAGTTGCTCTTCCAACTGCATCTACAATTATCCCTTTGTCTCTTATGGGAAACACAATCCTCTTTTCTTTTACATCAAAGTACAGAGGAATACTCTCATAGTTTATCCCATACTCATGGGCAAACTCTTTTACTTCTTGCCTACCTGTGTGATGAACCACGTAGTCAGGTAGATTAAATTTATTTTCATCTTGTTGCACCAAGTTAAAGTAGTTTCTAATATCGGCAACTGATAATGTAGTTCTTGTAGAACCTGACACCTTGCATGATGCCTTGTAACAATTCCATAGCAACTGTCCTACATTGTTTGTGATTGTAAAAGTTTTATATCCACCACAGTTAGGACAGTTCATTCTTTTTGTTTCTCCACTTGCTAATTCATCTGCTATGTTATTTATTATATCCATCATCGTGGCACATCCATAGTGCTTTTAACATAGGTTTGTCTTTTTGTCAAGGCATTTTCTGCAGATGCATAAGTATTTTTCATGTAAGGCTTTACACTATTGGGTGTAGAATGCCCTGTAACTGACATAATCTGTGCCATAGAGACACCTGCCTCAACCATTTCTGTTGTACCTGTCCTTCTCAGGTCTGCTATACGTAGTTCTTTTGGTAGTCCACACAAATCTAACACCCTTCGTGCTACTTTTGATAGCCTGTGTAGGGTGTAAGGCTCGTATGACTTACGTCTAGCAAAGGGATATGGTGCTACCCATTCTTGAAAACCAAACTCTTCCTTCTGTTGTATTAACATTTCTAGTAAGTCTTCACTTATGGGTAGATGCACCAATGCTCTACGTTTAGATTGCTCAAGATTCAATACTCCTGTATCAAAATCTATGTTGCTAAACTTTAACATTCTCATGTCTCCAACTCGTTGACACCATTCATATGCCATCTGAACTATTAGTCCTAAGTTCCTGTATTCAAAGGATAAATAGCACTCGTCTAAAAAAGTTTTGACCTGCTGCCTTGTCCAAGTCACACGTCTATTGTGTGTTGTCTTGCATTTAAATGTCTTGAACGGATTAGTTTCTGCGTAACCCATTTCATTTGCATATGAATACATCTTCTTGGACACAGAGCATATATGATTAGCAAAGGACACACCTCTCTTGAGCCAAGTCTCGTATGCTCGTCTAGCTTTTACACCTGTAAAGGTGGACACTCTTGATCTAGACACGTGCCTACCATTCACAGGTGTGGATAACATCTTGTCTAAGAAGTAGATGTAATCCTTTTGTGTTTTACTTGCTAGAAGTTTGAAGTCTTGTGACTCTAGGTATTTGTCTTTTAGTTCTAGAATATTCATTGTTCTCCTTTCTTACATCCCATATATTAAATGTGGGTATAGTTTTATCAGGGATCAAACTCTCATGTTCTCTGTCAACTAATTCTGAAAATAGTTCGTAGCTTTTATCTTCCATGTTACACCTTCCATGCTATATAAATACATAATGCTATTATCAATAGCTTACCATAATCGAGGTCAAACTTTGTACCCTCTCCATATTTTTTGTGATACTCCACATTAAAAAAATCTGTTATTCTATGCCACATGATTATCTCCTTTCATATTATTCATGTTCTCCACCCATGTCATTATCGTCATACTTAATTCTCTTGCCATCGTGATACATATATCTACTTCTGCTTGGTGTGTGATAGCCTTTCTTTAGAAAAAATGTAGGCTTTCTCTTTGCAGTTTCAAACGTAGCTACAGTTAAAACAATAGCACAGATTATAAACACGTGAGCAATGGCAGTTATACCAAACACCCACATACTACCAAAGTACATAGAAAATACTATGCACCACATCCATGCCAACACTTGCATGACCATATGTCTTGTGTTCAAGTCAGGTATGTGTCGCAATGGATTACGTTCATGATTCATGACAGACTGCCATGTATCGTGTACTATTTTAGTCATGTGTCCACTCCTCTTGTTTACAAAACAAATCTATACCAAAGTCATAGCCTTGC